GCTGCTAAAAAGATACTTATGGAGGCTGGTTATAGGATATCTCCTCCATTAGTGGTTGATAGCAAAATAGATTCTGTGCAGAAACTACTTAATTATTTCTATATGCGATTAGATGCTAAACATCCATCTAATAAACAGTCCCTTAGAAGCACAGTTTTTGATTTGGGTATTATGTCTAAATTTGTACAATCTCAGTGTAGTGGGACTAGTTATGCAACGGCTATACAGACATGTGTGTCTTTAATAAACGTTCTATTTGATTATGAGCATGAATTTAATTTTAAATACCCCATCTCTGATGTTGGGATACTTGGACAAGGTAAAATGGCGTGGGTGACTGCGAAAGCATTTACTATTTTATCTGCAAAACAGACAGCCCTTTTAGAGCAGTCTTCTGTACAAAAATGTAAAGATATCGAAGAATCGTATGCAGTTTCTTCTGATGCGATATCTTCCGATTTAGATGAAATGTTAAAGAATATGGAGGAGAATAATGGCGAAGACTAAGGTAAAAGATGAAACAACTCAAGAGGTTTCTGATAAAAAAAATATAAGCGTACTTGATATAGCGGAAAAGTCTATAGAAAAGAAATATGGTAAGGTATTAAGTGTTTTAAAAGATCATTCAGATTTAGAAATAGATGTTATTTCTACAGGATGCTTATCACTTGATGCTGCCACCGGTGTAGGTGGATTGGCAAGAGGGCGCATGTACGAAATACTTGGTGCAGAGAGTAGTGGAAAATCTACTTTGGCTATCAGTGTTGCCCTCGAAGCATTGAGGCGCAAATTAAAAGTATTGTACATTGATGCTGAGCATGCATTAGATCCTAAATTGATTAAGCAGATGGGCGCGAATGCTGGGGTGAATGAATCACTTATTGATGAAATAATATTAGCGCAGGCATATACTGGCGATGATAACTTGGACATAGCAGAAGAATTGATGTCTACAGGAGCTCTTGATGTTGTGGTGATAGATAGTGTAGCTGCTCTTCTACCAAAAGCCATGGAAGAGGGTGACATAGGAGATAACTATATTGGTCAATTGGCACGTCTTATGAGTAAGGCTTGCTCTAAATTAATTCCCGTGGTCAATAGAACTAATACATTGCTTATATTTATTAATCAATTTCGTACAGATATCCATAAATATGGGGATAAGAATGTTTCTACAGGTGGAATGGCTATTCCTTATTACGCCACAGGCAGGATTAAGGTGGAAGGTGGGGACACAAAAGCATCTCGCATTCTTAACAATGATGGCGTAGTTATTGGACATACAAGTGAGTTCACGGTAATAAAAAACAAGCTTGCGGCTCCTTGGAGAGAGGCTAAATCAGGACTGATTTATGGGGTTGGGTATGACCATGCGTCTGAAGTGGCTCGGCTATCCGTAGAATTAGGACTTGTATCGCAGACTGGTCAATGGTTTGAAGTGGATGGTAGAAAAATTCAAGGCATGAAGAGTCTTGAAGAAGTTTTTAGAGAGGATATTACTCTTTATGATGATATGCGCGCTAAAATAAAACCAATATTAGGATTAAAGTAGCCTATGAGTAAGCAAGCCGATGATATTTATGCTTTATTAATAGAGACATTTCCACATCTTAACATAATTAAAGAACATTATGTGCGATATAAAGGACAGCAACTATTTTTTGATTTCTTTATTAAGAACTATAATATCCTGATAGAGGTTCAAGGGCGGCAACATTCAGAATATGTAAGTCATTTTCATGGAGATAAAAAAGGATTTGTAGAATCTAAGAAAAGGGATAATATGAAGATAGCTTATTGTGCGGATAATAATATTTCTTTAGTGACTATAAATTATAATGAAATGGTAGATAGTCCTGATAAGTTATTAGAAAAAATACATGCATCGTTGGAGGCATAATGGATATAATAATAAAAAATAAAAAAGACGATATACTTGACAAAGATTGTAATGACTTCAGACCATTGGATGATGGTACAATTATAGGGGATAAGAAATATTGTAATCATTCTTTTGAATGCCGACAAATAGGGCACTATTCAGAGTATTGTAAATTTTTCGATGATAAGGGTAACATTGTATTACAAGATTACCTTTGTACTGGGAAATTAGTTAAAAAGGATGAGGTTCAAAAAGATGAGGAGGCTCATTAATGGACAATTATTTATTGCGTAGGTCTGAAGAACTAATGTTAGATAGAATGCCCAAGAATGAATCTATTATGGATGAGATTTTTGCTTTTAATGTAAGAAATCTAGAAGCTACCTCTTCTATTAAATTGAGTCAGTACATTATAGGACTATCGCAGTTCTTAATATATTTTGGATCTCAAGTAAATAAAACACGCGTAGAATTAATGGAAAAAAGAAATGTTCTTGATTTATTTATAGATAAATCCATTGTTAAAGGGCGCACTAAAGGAGATAAGCGTCGTAAAGTAATTGATTCATCCCCTGATTTAGAGCAGATGGAGTATGATATTAATTTATTAGAACAGGAAGTGGCTTTAGTTGAGAATAGAGAAAAGTACCTGATGGAACTATGTAATAGTTTTAAACGTGAGCTTACCCGTAGAGAAAATGAATTACGATTTATTAGAGAGGAAAGGAAGTTATAATGAGTGAAAGAATAAAAGAATTATTTTGTCGCCCTGTTTATGAAAGAGCATTACTTTCTCTTTGTTTTAAATCGGTAGATAATTATTACTCTATTAATGCTATGATTTCTTCGGAAGACTTTTTACGCCCAGAACATAAATTAATTTATACAATTTTTGAAGTGTTGATTAAATGTAAGGTTAAAAAATTTGATGCTTCTTTGATAATAGCTGAGGCTAAGAAAAATGAAGTGCTGCCGATTATAGGCGGATATGAATATGTAGACGCTGTAGTCAATATGGATGTAAGTATGGATAATCTATCATATTATATGCAGAAGGTGTTAGATGCCAGTACTAAATATAAATTACACACACAGCTTGAGTCAAGTACAGATAAATTAATTACTAATGCTCAGAGTGAAGAGATTACTTCTATAGAGATACTTAGTAAAGTAGAATCTGATATTATGGCGTTGTCAATGGCGTCTAAATTTATCAAAGAACCTAAAGAAATTTCCGAGGGATTAGAAGAACTTATTGATAAGAGACATAAAAACCCAATAAAGTCCTGTGGTATTAGTTGTGGATATCCAATAATGGATAAATTATTAGATGGATTACCTCCTGGTACATTGACTGTAATATGTGCCAGACCAAAGGTTGGAAAAAGTACATTTCTTTCTAATGTCGCTGCACATGTGGCATATAGAGAGCATACACCGGTTCTTTATGTTGACACTGAGATGCCTTTTGACCAATGGCGCGATAGAATAATTTCTAATCTTTCTGGGGTAGAGGAACGTAGAGTTAAACATGGTGGGTATACTGATGATGAATACAATCGTATAAAAAAAGCAATAGATATTATTAAAAAGGGAAAATTATTTCATGAGTTTATGCCTGGATATAGTGTAGATAAATTGGTATCCGTATACAAGAAGTATAGAGCCAAGGAGAATATAGGGTTTGCTATATTTGATTACATCAAAGAGCCGCAAAGTAATAATGCTAATAGAAAAGAATATCAGTTATTAGGAGATGTGGCTACTGCATTAAAAGATCTTTCTGGGGAATTGAATATTCCATTTCTTGCAGCTAATCAGATTAATAGACAAGACGATGTAGCTGATAGTGATAGAATATTAAGATATGCAGATGTGTTGGCTTTTTTTAGCAGGATGACCCCAGAAGAACTACTTAAAATTGAAGACACTTATAAACCATTTCATTTTGATTATGGGACACATAGGTTGTCTATAAGAGAAAGTAGACGAGGTGGCACCACACCCCCTGAAGGCATATGCTTTGTTTTTCAGCGCAGCATTTTAACTATACATGAAGCCAGAAGGCAGATAATCGATTACTATGGGTCTGATTATAGTAGAAAGGATGAGGATATTAATGATGCAACAAATTCAACAACAGATGTCTCCAATGAGGACTCGAATGAGTTTGCCTCTTTCTAAAGAAGAGCGGATCATTCGTCTGGAAAGATTAAAAGATGCTATTGATGCAGAACAATTGTTGCGCACATTGGGGTTTGATATTACCCATGTCACTGCTGATGAGATACGTGCTAAATGTAAAATTCATGGTGGGGATAATAAAACTTCATTTAGAATGAATAAACACACTAAGAACTGGAGTTGTTTTTCACACGGCTGTCATGATAAAATCGGATTTGATGTAATTAATTTAGTGAGGCACATGCTTAATTTATCATTTAGTGCGACTGTAGACTATTTGGAAAGCATTACTGGTATATCTACGCATGATGAAGTTAGCTATGTAGAATATCGGCGTTATAAAGATAGACAAGAAGCAATTAGACAAATGGATAATAAAAGTATACCTACATCATTAACCGATGAAGTCTACCTAAAGAATTTTAGAAAATTTAGATCGTCTTATTTTGAAAATCCTGCCAATGGGGGCTTCCCAAAAGAAGTATTGAATGAGTTTGAAATTGGCGGTGGGTTTGTTGATAAATTTGGATTTCAAAGAGATGTTATTCCTATAAGAGATAAATCTAGAAGGTTGGTTGCGTATAGTTGCCGTGATATTACCGGCAAAGCTCCTTATGAATATAAATATCTTTTGACAGAAGGGTTTGATAAAAATAAAGTTTTATACAATCTTTTTCGTGCTAAAGAATTTATGGGGGAAGACAGGACTATTGTAGTGGTAGAGGGATTTAAATCGGTGTGGAAGTTGTATATGGCTGGATATAAAAACGCTGTGGCATGTATGGGACGAACCATTACTCCTGGTCAGCAGAGCCTATTATACAGTACAGCTTTTAATGTGATTCTTATGCTTGATGGTGATGAGGCTGGTAGGACTGGTACTGCAAAGGCTTTGAAAGATATGCAAAATAAAATAAATATAATACCTGTATTACTTTCTAGTGATAGAGATCCT